TGCGCTTGCTTCAAGTGAGTCGCGGATGTAATTGCGCATCAGGACGGTCAGGCGAGGACCGCAAGAACGCCAGTTGTAGGTCGATTCGTTCTTGCCTTCTAAGTCGACTTTAGATTTGCCTTGGTAATCAACGTCTTCCGTCATATAGCTTTCTGCTCGATGCGCGATGTATTCCTTGAACGTCAGCGAAGGCGTCTGCGGCTCTCCGTAGCGGTTCGTTTTGCGCATATCTGCTTTCTCGATCATTTCTCCAACGCGCGGCAAAATGTGTTCTTCAGCGATTGCAGAAATCTTTGTATCTACTGTCTGCTGAATCTTGGCCTCGATAGCGCGCTTGAACTTGTTCTCGTACGTAACTTCTTCCTCGGTTTCTTGATTGAAACCAGTCGAGTAAAGAAGAGAATGCACAGCCTGATCAACGATCCGTTCTGCCAAGTCTTCTGCGCTAACTCCAAGCGCTTCAAGCGTTTTGATGTCCATATATCCTCCTTTGTTGGTTAATCACAGTGAGACAGTCTCAGGTGAAAGGCCCGACCGCGAAACCCGCAATCCGTTAGATGCCCGTTAGAACCCGTCTCAATGTGGCGGCTCGTTTGAACCGCTCGGCATCGCCATCATCTGCACTTGTGGGCAAATCCCATCACCTTCATTGGCTTGTCGGTGTACATCTGGCGTACTGCTGCCGCGTTGTCTTACTGCCTGTTTGTCGCTCCAGTGCTGTTCTACTGGCGGCGTCCTTTCGGATAAAGAGCATGGTCAATTTGTTTGTCAGGCTGACCAGACCTCGAAACTTGGCAACTCAAGCACTCCCTGGTTCGTTCCTTCCGGCTTACCCACCTTTCGGCTCTCTGCTTTCCGGCCAGTCACCGAACTCGTCGGTGTGTGCTGCTTGCTGATGTGTCCATTAAACACGATGTTTAAATCAATGTCAAACACTTTGTTTATCTTTCTTTGAACGTGGTGAAAATTTCAGACGAAAAAAAACCGCCCGTAGGCGGCATTGACTGCTGATTGTTTGCTACATGTACCCGAGGCCAGCCATGCAGCTATCGGCTTCGCGTTGTATCCAGGACTCTACAAACATGTTGCCGGACAATCCATTTGCTGTTGCTTCGAGTTGCTTGTGGTTAAACGCAGCGATTGCATTTTCTTTAAACATGGTGTTTAATGTCGATATGCAAACGATTTCGAGAAATTCCATGACCGATGCTGAACGTATCAAGAGCCTTGGAGGCCCTGCAAAGGTAGCCAGGTTGCTTGGTTTTTCTGCGGCCGGCGGAACGCAACGAGTCCACAACTGGATGACGCGAGGTATCCCGTCGAAAGTTAAGGTCGATAACCCTAAGTTGTTCATGGCGAAGAAGGCTGCTTGACGTGTTGTTCATGTCAAGCACCTTCTCTTTTTTTGGCTGATTTTGGTTAGTCAACTGAGACTAAATAACATGAATTCAATTGTTCAACAGTCCGAACTTTCCTTGATTCGCAAGGCTTCGCAGAAGGTTGACGTACCTGTCGCCATGATTTACGGACGCAAGAATCAAGGCTCTGCTTTCACGCTGGCCTGTGAAGCATCTGGCCGCGATGACAAGGAAATCTACCTTGATCTTGGCATTGATGCCGGGACGTTCTCGCGGATGAAGGACGGCAAGAACACGCTATCGAATGACCGCATGCACGACTTCTGCGCCGCTGTCGGTAACACGATCCTGCCGCAGTGGATTGCTTATCAAGTCGGCTGCGGCCTTGTGTTGCTCAAGACGGAAGCCGAGCGCCGGGCGGAAGAGGCCGAGGCGAGGGCAGACGAAGCCGAGCGAAAGCTTGCATGGGCAATGGAAATGTTCGCAAAAGGAGGACGGGCAGCATGATCTACACACTGATCTACATCACCGCATCAATCGTTGTCTCTCTGCTGGCTGGTGCATTCATCAAAGCTGGCGGGTCGGATAAACGATCTACAGCACCGAAGGAACGCACATCCAAGCATTCCGCGAACGCACAGAGAAGAACGTGGCGATGCTCAGTGCAGGCCATGTCCCGGCCAAGGCTTACTGCCACCGATGCGAGACGCGCCGGACGGCTGCAACTGGTCGCTATACAGCTTCCGGGAAGTTTGTCTGCCACGGCTGCGGAAAGAAGTGATGAACGTGTCGCGTCAAACGGCAAAGAAAAACCCGAGCTTTGATGGCTGGCAGGCCGCTCGGGTTATCAATCAACTCGGAGTAAGTATGACTGACTATTACAATTTTATCAAAGGGAAGCAGTTCGCGGACGTTCCTACTGGATTTGATGCGGATATTCCTGTTGGCCCGCTGTTTGATTTCCAAGCTGCTTGCGTCAAATGGGCTCTGAAACGTGGCCGCGCTGCACTGTTCCTCGATACCGGCCTTGGCAAGACACTATGCCAAGTAACATGGGCGAATCGCGTCTGTGAGCATACTGGCGGTAATGTCATTATCGCCGCGCCTTTGTGCGTGTCTCAGCAAACCGTGGAAGAGGCTGCGAAGTTCGGTATCACGGTCAAGTATTGCCGAACGGATGATGAAGTCGAACCAGGCATCACGATCACAAATTACGAGATGCTTGAGCATTTCGACCTTGATAGCTTCGTCGGCGTTGTCTTGGATGAGTCCAGCATCCTGAAGGCGCATACCAGCAAGACCCGAGCTTACATCACTGAGCAATTCCGCGCCACGCCTTACAAGCTGTCATGTACCGCTACGCCTTCGCCGAATGACTTCATGGAGCTTGGTAATCAATCTGAGTTTCTTGGCGTCATGAATGCACAGGAAATGCTGGCGACGTTCTTTACCCATGATGGCGGTGATACGGGGAAATGGCGATTGAAAGGTCACGGCAAGGTCAAGTTCTGGGAGTGGATGGCTTCATGGGCTATTTGTATCCGAAACCCATCCGACCTTGGCTTTGATGGATCGAGCTATGAATTGCCGCCGATCAACATTATCGAGCATATCGTATCGGGTGGCGAACTTGTCGAAGGCCAGTTGTTTGCCGTAACCGCTCAGACATTGACAGAGCGACGCCAAGCCAAGAAAAGCAGCATGGATGACCGCATTGAACTGGCAGCATCCATCGCAAATTCAATCGACAAGCCCGTCATCGTGTGGTGTCACATGAACGAGGAAAGCGAACGACTCGCCAAGCTGATTAATGGCGCAGTCGAGGTTACTGGTTCGCAGTCGCTGGATGTTAAATCTGAAAACGTAATTTCATTTACGCATGGCGAGTCGCGCGCACTGGTTTCAAAGGCGTCGATATGCGGGTTCGGAATGAACTGGCAGCACTGCGACACGATGATTTTCGCCGGCATGGATGACTCGTTCGAGAAGTATTACCAGGCAGTGCGCCGATGTCACCGTTTCGGGCAGAAGAATCAAGTCACCGTCCATATCATCACCGCCGAAACAGAAGGCGCAGTTAAAGCCAATATCGAGCGCAAGCAAGCCCAGTCCAACGAAATGGCCGAAAAGATGATCGAGCGCATGCGCCAGATCACAAAAGCACAGATCGTCGGCGCACGTAGCAACACGGAAACATATAACCCGACTCTGCCGATGACAATTCCGGCATGGCTAAAGGAGGCAGCATGAACGTCATTAATCAAGTCGTAACCGACAAATTCGCGCTATATAACGCCGATTGCGTTGATGTGGTTCGTTCGCTGCCTGATAACTCTATCGACTTCTCGGTCTATTCGCCACCTTTCGAGTCGCTGTATGTTTTCAGCAACTCCGAGCGCGATATGGGGAATAACGCTTCTTCCAATGACTTCTGGAAGCATTACCGTTATCTGATTGCGGAAATGTACCGGGCAATGAAGCCAGGGCGTTTGATCGCCATTCACTGCATGAACCTGCCGACTTCAAAGGCGCGTGATGGGTTTATCGGACTGAAAGACTTTCGCGGTGAAATCATCCGTTCGCACCAAGAGGCTGGATTTATCTATCACTCCGAAGTCTGCATCTGGAAAGACCCAGTTGTTGCCATGCAGCGTACTAAAGCACTTGGACTGCTCTACAAGCAACTGCGCAAAGACTCAACCATGAGCCGTCAAGGTATTGCTGATTATCTGGTTGTTGTTCGTAAGCCTGGAGATAACCCTGATCCGGTTACGCATACCCATGAATCGTTCCCGGTAGATACGTGGCAGCAATACGCCAGCCCGGTATGGATGGATATCAAACAGACCCGAACGCTGCAATACATGAGCGCCAGGGAGTCAGACGATGAGCGCCATATCTCTCCTCTGCAACTGGATGTAATAGAACGGGCTATTGATCTCTGGACAAATCCTAATGATCTGGTTTTCACGCCGTTCCTTGGCATCGGTAGTGAAGCTTACGTGGCGTTGCAGATGGGGCGTCGTGCATGCGGGTCTGAGCTGAAGCCATCCTACTTCGATCTAGCATCCAGGAATTGCAGCGAAGCTGTCATGGATAAGCAGCAAGACCTATTTGCATTGGACGCTGCGTGATGCGAATTAAGAATTTTGCAAAGTTTCAGCACTTCAAGGACAGACGCCCGCCGTGGGTGAAGCTATACCGCGATCTTCTTGACGATCCTGATTGGCATGATCTTGATGCTGAAGCATCAAAGGTTCTGGTCATGATGTGGTTGATTGCGTCAGAAGATGAAGAACAAGACGGAAATCTTCCGGATATTAAAAAATTGGCTTTTCGGCTTCGTATAGATCAAAAACGTCTTGAAAAACTATGTATCAAGCTGTCTCACTGGCTGGAACAAGATGATATCAAAGTGATATCAGACATATATCAACATGATGCACCAGAGACAGAGACAGAGACAGAGACAGAGAAGAGTAGAGGCGCACCCGCTACGCGATTGCCTGCTGACTGGATGCCGTCTTCTGATGACATCGATTTTTGCGCGAAAGAAAGATCCGATCTTGCACCGATAGACGTTGCTGACCGGTTCCGGGATTACTGGATAGCCCAGCCAGGCGCGAAAGGTAGAAAGTTGGATTGGTCGGCAACGTGGCGAAACTGGGTTCGCAACGAGAAACGCCAAACCGTTCAATCAGGATTTGGAAAGTCTCAGCGCGATATTGAACGCGACGAGGTTAGCGATGTTTTGTGCGGACGCAAGCGGCCAGCATTGACCGAGCGCGTCATCACCGGGGAGGTTATCAATGCTTCCTGAGAACTGGGTCAAAAAAATATTCACGACGTTTGAAGGCCGTTACGGAACGCTTTTCAAGGATCGCTGGAAAGGCTGTGACCTCGATAACGTGATGACGACTTGGCGCGAAGAGCTTTCCGGGTTTTCCGATAAGCCGGAGTGCATCGGCCATGCCTTGAAATCTCTGGCTGACGAGAAATTTCCGCCGACCTTGCCTGAATTCATTGCAGCTTGTCGCCGCGCCCCGGCCAAGGAAGCGCCTGCGCTGCCCTACAAGCCGACTGCAGAGGATGTGGCACACCAGCGCGAACTTTCTCACAAGGTAGCAGAAGCGGTCAGGCCGAAAGAGTTTGACGGCCTTCTGTGGGCAAAGAAACCGAAGTCTCAGAAGGCGATGGATTACATCGCAGACGCCAAGAAACACGCTAACCGATTCCCGGCGCTTGCTGCTGTTTTCGATTACCTGCTTGAAAACCAGATTTGCAACGAGCATGGAAAATTGCTGCATCGGTGGGATAACAATCAGTGGGTGAAGGCATGAAATACCTCGTCACTCTCAAGCGCAAGCCGACGCTGAATGAAGCTCAGAACGCCAGGCATCTCCGCGTCGAAGTTAATGCCAATAGCGAGATTGAAGCCAAGGCCATTGCGCTGTTCAAGGACAACAACGGCAAATACTTCATCGCTGAATCCGTGAGGCGCGCATGAACGATCTATTTGAATCAATCCAAGAAGCCAAAGACGAGCGGACTGCTATCCAGATGGCCGATGGAATCGAAACGACCGCCGAAGAACTGCACCGATGCGAAGTGAAAGCGGTCATTCGCCAGTGCTACCCAGACGGCAAGAAAGCCGCTGAGTATTTCGAAATCGTCGAATCCAAGCGCGGCCACCTAGCAGCAAATCGCCTACGTGATGACTGCAGGGCAGCGTGGAAGGCAAAGAAGGAGATCGCGGCATGAATCCAATCCGCCACATTGACCAAGTAATCGACGAATTCTTTCTCACCCGTACCTGTTCCACCTGCAAGAAGCAGCACCCGACGCAAGCCTATCCGATGCTTACCTGCGAACACCGCGCCGAATACGTACCGAAATATGACCACTGCGTTCGGTGGGAGGAGAAGAAATGAGCATTCAGACCGCCGATGCACTCATGTCGATATTCGGCATGAAACGAGTAACCGAGCCGAAATACGGCTGCCAGGAATACGACCTTGACCGCCTATGCCGATTCGACCGCCGCGCAATGGATAGCCGGTGCAATGGATGCCAGCGCGAAACGGACAGGGAATATCTTGAGGCTCAAGGTCTGTGGATTGAGGGAATCAGTCATGTCTAAGACCATCCTCAAACTGACCGGAGATATTGCTAGGCGTGCGGCCTGCAATCGCATCATGGAAGCTCAAGAAGGCCATGTGGTTACGATTGCCGAGCCTACCCGGTCACTCGACCAGAATGCCTTGCTCTGGCCACTGCTGCAGGAGGTTTCCAATCAAGTCGATTGGTACGGATCTCGCCTGACGAAAGAGGAATGGAAAGATGTGTTTTCTGCCTCGCTCAAGAAGCAAAAGGCCGTTCCCGGAATCGATGGTGGTTTCGTGGTCTGCGGACAATCGACTAGCAAGATGGGCAAGCGTGAATTCTCTGATCTGATCGAACTGATTTACGCATTCGCTGCGCAACGCGGGGTTGATCTGTCGGAAAAGGTGGATGCGTGATGAAAAACCTATATGGATTATCACGTGCGGACAGTTATCACGTGCTGACAGTCAGCCAGAATCATGAATGCCCGATCTTGATGCAGAAAAGCTCAAAAAGCCCTGGATGCATCCGCGCCTTTCCGGCCTCCCAGTCCTGCCAGGTGCGCAGCGTCGAGTATATCAACGCAGCCGCAGCAGATTGCGAAAGCCCGGCATCTAACCGGGCCTGGCGGATATCAAGCGGAGCCGGGTTAGATGTAATTATTGATTTTTGCGGCATCGATAGCGGCTTGCACTTTGGCCTGCGGAAGCGCCAGCATCGCGCCGGCATTGAGTCGGACGTACACGCCAGTTCGCTCAATATAGACAAGTGCCCCGGTCATTCCGTCTTTGGTGACAAGGCCAAGCGCCTTTCCAGTGGCTGGGAGATGGTTTGCATAAAACCGCCAATTACCGCCGAGATCGACGGTAAGGCGGCCGCGGTTGTCATGGTTCATGGCCGCGCTCTCTTAGTAATCTTGCTTGTTGGATGGGGTGTTGTCGCAGTCGGCGACACCCTTGATTTGGTCGCAGGCTTCGCCACCGGCAGAGGCGCGCAGGATAGCGTTATGTTCGCGGATGTAGCGTTCTTCGCCCAGGTCGGCGGCGGATGGCTTGGCAGACTCAACATCCTTAGTGATATTTTCGTAAGAGATGATTTCGCCGCGTTTTGCATCGGCCATCAATTTATTGACCATAGCCAAAACCTTTGTGGACATCGTGTAGACCTGACCATTGGTAGCTGCGGTGTAGTTGATCGTTTCAATTTCGCCATTCGGGCGGCGGATCGTAACCATGCAGTGGCTGGGGATGGTGATCATGTTGCTCATTTTGTATCTCCTACCCCTGATTCTGCGAGGTGCCAGTTGCGCGTTTGCGCCTTCCTTGATTTGTATTCTACACGGATTCCGCGTAATTGCAACAACTATTTTGCATCAAATGAAAATAATTTTTTGAGGGCTGCGTGATGGCAATCCCAAAGAAACCGCGCACTTGCAGAGTATGCAAGACCGTATTCCAGCCCCACAAGATGATGCAGACCGTGTGTGGGCCGGAATGCGCAATCAAGCAAGCCCAGGCCA